GGAAGAGTTAAAAACTTTCCTTCAGGGTCAAGACGAATTTACTGACTACGACTTCGATGGTTCAGGTCTTTCAGTATTAATAGACTTGTTATCTTACAACACGCAGTATAATGCTATGCTTGCTCATCTTAATATGAATGAATCGTTTCTAGATACAGCACAGGTTCGTTCTAATGTTGTTTCTCATGCGCAATTAATAGGGTATGTTCCTAAGTCTCGACAGTCATCTAGAGTTGAAGTTGATATTGTCGTACAGGGTACTTCAGAAACTCCATTAAATATTACTCTTCCTCGAGGACATAAGCTTGTAGGTAAGATCAATAATAAAGAATATAATTTCATAGTTCTTTCTCCTAAACTAGGAACAAAGTTATCGGACAATACTTATAGATTCAGTGATGTTGAAGTCTATGAAGGAACTATGCGTAAAGAACGTTTCAGAGTAGATGGTGTCAAGAAGTTTGCTAAGTATGAAATCAATTCTTCTACAGTTGATATGAATACATTGGCAGTCAACGTATATGAGAATCCGAATACTAACGTATATGTTCCGTTCCCTTTTTATAATAGCGCAAACGAAGTTGGTCCAAACTCTAAAGTTCATTTCCGTTCTGAGAACCGTTTTGGTCAGTACGATATCTTCTTTGGCGACGGTTTCCTAGGATATAAACCAACTCCTGGTTCTATTATTGAAGTTGAGTATATTGAGAACGCTGGTCCAGATGCTAACAATATTCGAGTACTATCTTCGGCACAACCGATCGAAGGATTAAACAATATTACAGTAAGTTTGAAAGAAGGATACACTTCTACTTACGGTGGCGAAAATAAAGAAAGTCTAGAGTCTATTAAATATAATGCTCCTGTTAACTTTGCTACTCAGGATAGAGCAGTAACAGCTAACGATTACCGAGTATTATTACTTCAGCAATTTGACGATATTCAAGACGTTTCGGTTTGGGGTGGTGAAGATAATAACCCTCCGATCTATGGTAAGGTATTTATTGCTCCTGCTCTCAAGCAACAAGAACGTCTTACTGAAACATTTAAAGATAATATTAAGTTGTTCCTCAAAGGTAAGAACGTTGGAGCTATTACTCCGGACGTAGTTGATGCTGAATACACTAACATAGGTATCGAAGCTCAGGTTAAATATGATCTTAACTTAACGCAAAGAACTGTTGGCGATCTTGAATCTATCGTATTACAAACTATCGTAGACTATAATGCTACTAACTTAAATAGATTTGACGGTGTACTTCGTACTTCTAACCTATCTACTTTAATTGATAGAGCGGATCCTGGTATTATTAACACTTCTTTCAAATTGAATATGTACAAAGATTTTAGACCTAACCCTCTAAAAGCTAACGACTATACATTAAAGTTCTCTAATAAAATATATGTTTCTTCATCTGACGAAGCTACATTAGAGTCATCTATCTTCCGTCTTGACGGCGTTAATTGTCGATTCGGGGATGACCCGATTGAAGGTTCTACTGCTAACTTACGAAGAATCTATATCTTTAATGTTACGACTGGTCTAAGAATAGAGAAGTATTCTGATGTTGGTTATATCGACCCGAATAATTCTACTGTATATCTCAAAGATATTAAATTCGACCTATCGAATGTAGTTCGTATTACGGTTAAGCCTGATTCGTTTGATATAGCACCTAAATATAATCAACTAGTAAATATCGACGCAAGCGAGATTACTGTAACTGCCGAGCAAGATACTGTATCAGTATTAGGATCTGCTGGGTTAAGCGAATACGAAACATTCTCGAGACACTAATATGTCAAATAACGAAATAAATAGAGTTCCAGAATTAATACCGCAGGACATAGCAAATAGTTCTGCGGGGTTCGTTCAGTTCTTGAAAAAGTATTACGAGTTTCTTAATCAGGATGGTATGCCTTCCGATGAAGTTTCGCGTGCCCTTCATAAACGAAACTTAGACCTCGCTATTGATAACTACTTAGACGTATTATACCTTGAATTTGGGTATGGGTATGTTTTCAACCGAGACGCAAACAAAGCCAATATCCTATCTAACCTTTCTGAGCTATATTCAGCCAAGGGTTCTCTAGACTCTATTAAAGTTTTATTCCGTATTATCTTTGGCGAAGAAGTAAATATTAGATTACCAAAGGACGTTATATTACAGCCTTCTCATGGTAATTGGTTATCTGAATATTCAGTAATGGGCGAACTCGTACAGGGTAATCCGTACGATATGATCGGTAAGTTTATTGAAGTTGAAACTCAATTTGCCGACACGCCAGTACAAACGTTTGATGTAGAAGTAAAACGTGTAGAGCTTCGTGATGAAGAATTACAAATTTATCAAATCTATACTTCTCGTTATTTTGCTGGTTTCTTTGCGGAATCATCAGTACTAAAATATGGCGACGTTGAACTAACTCTTAAAAAGAGTATGACTGAAACTGTTGCTGGTGGTATTGAAGAAGCTGGTTCTGGGTTCCGAGTTGGTGAAGTTTATCAAGTTAAATCTTATGATCGTGGTAATGCGTATAATGATTTAATTGGTATCCCGTCAAACTTATCTCGTAAATCACCTTCACAATCTAAATTCCGTAGAATCGACGTAGAGAATGTTGATATTGACGTTCGCTCTGATGGTACTCTTACTGAAGTAATTACTAAAGAGACCGATAGAGGTACTATAAAGATATCTAACATTATTCGTGGATCTCGTAAAGTATCAAGAGTAGAATATGCTGACGGTACTGTACAAGAAACAGTAGAAACTATTGATGCGCTCCCTGCTCCTAACCTACAAGTAGATTGGGACGCTATAGCTGAAGCATTAACAGAGTTGGCAGATTTAGGTTTCGATACTGATTCTAAAAAGATTTATGACGTACTAATCGCAGATTCTGGCGACGGCACTTCTTGGGCTGATGCTAATGGCGATTCAAGAGTATCGTCATTTGATGCCTTAAACTTCATGAAGCATTTTCATGGATATTCGATCTCTTCTGCTATTCAAACTAAGATTGATAATTTCTATGCTGCGTATGAGACTGAACATTCTGAAGTCCTAGCTCCGACATTATTAACAGCGACTATTGTATTACAGTTAGCAGTTAATTTATCCGAAGAAGATATTACGAGCGAGTTCCTTCCGGACGTAATCGATGTTATAACTGAAGAGCTATCTACATCTGGTTATATTCGTGGCGATATTGATAACGACGGTACAATAGACACAACTGACCTTAACTTCTTTATTCAGTATTCTGACGATACGCAACGCGAGCTAATGAATCAGGTTGCTAGAACTTGGATTGATACTTATGTTGTTTCTAAATTAAATACAGATAACCCTTCTTACCACGATCCTAATGTTGGTACGATAGAATGGAATGATTTAACAGATCAAGAGAAGTATGAATATATTTCACTTGGGTACTTAAATACATATACACAAGGCGTTCGTAATCAATTACACGATTTCTTATTACAAGAAGATGTAGATTATGACGGGTTTGTTCGTGGCGATATTACCAATGATGGTAGTATTACTATGGAAGACGTTAAACTGTTACTCCGTAGAGCATCGGGCGTAGATGTAGCATCTGGTTCTATTAAAGACCTTAACTATTCAGAGTTGGTTGGTGGTTATCAATCTATCTCTATCGAAGCTGTTCCTGCAACAAACGCTGGAGGTCAAGGCGCAGTAATCGAGCCAGCTATAAACAATGGTGTTCTTACTAACCTTGACATATATACTCCTGGTATCGGTTTAACTTCTGCTACCGTTACTATCTCAGATAGATCTAATAATTTCAATTCATATTCAACTGCCAAAGTTGATATTCGTGACGGACGTATCCGTGACGTTGATATGTTATCGATCGGATCTAACTATTCAGAAAACTCTACTATAGTCGATGTTGCGTATAGTCAGATAGATGCTAGGGTTTATCCTATTATATCTGGTGGTGTTATTACTGGGTTTAATATTGTTGAGCCTGGAACTGGTTATACTAACCTTTCTGACATAGTTGTTACTGGTACTGGTTCTGGTCTTATAGCTGACGTTGTAACTAAAGACGGCGTAATCGTTGATCTAGAACTTGTCAATGGCGGTGCTGGATATTCTAATGATGTAACTGTAACTGTAAATTCAACTACAGGTACTGGCGCAGACGTTGATGCTATAATCGAATCAGGTGTTATTACTGGGTTCGTAATTAACGACGGTGGCGATGGTTATAACTTTGCTGATGACGAAAGTACTAACATCGGAAATAATACAGTAACTATAATCGATAACGTAAACACTCCAACTGAGGAAGCTCAGGTCTCTCGAGTATATACTACCGACGGTCTGATTGCTGACTTTAATATTTACGACGGCGGTTCTGGTTATAGTAACAGGTTTAATTGTTATATTGACCGTGTCACTCAAGTCCCAGAATTACGACCTATTATTCAAGATGGCGTTGTTACTAGTGTTAATGTCAGTAATGGCGGTTATGGTTATAAAGAAGATACCACTAATCTAGTTGTAACTGCTGAACGAATTCCTACTGTACTCTCTTATGAGTTAGACGGATCGGGTTCATTTACTTCGATTGAAGTTGTATCGGGTGAAGACGGTTATGACATAACCTCTAACCTAATTATTCAAGATGACGACGGATCTGGTTTACTTGCTGACGTATTTGTTACAAACGGTAAAGTGACGTCAATCGTTATTATTGATGGCGGTTCTGGTTATACTGATCCTACTCTTTCTTTAGACGCTCGTAAAGAAATTGATATTTCAGTTGACGTTGATACTGATTACCTAACTTGGATTGACGAAGTTATCGTAGAGCCATTGATTGGTTCTGAGTATAACCCAATATTATTAGAAGGCGCTGGGAAAGGCGCAGAGATTCGTATCCAAGAGGTTACTGGTAATGGCGGTATCACTCGAGTCAAATTACAAACGTTTGGTTACAATTATCCGGACTTCTTTAATACGTTTATCGAACCTAGGAATCAAGGCGGTACAGTAGCAAACCTAGGATTTAAATCTACGGTTGTTGGTGTAACAGAACCTTCTTATGTAGACCGTAAAGGATTCTTATCTGATATTATCAAAGTTCAAGATAATAACTTCTACCAACAGTTCTCATATGTAATTGAGACTGGTGTTCCTATCGAACTATTTAACGAAATTGTTATCAAGTCGGTACACCCTGCTGGTATGAAAGTATTCGGTGAGCAAACTATTACAGATAGGTTCGACCTTGAAGCATCCATCATCGAAGGTTATGCTGCGTTCCAGAATAGATTATTCCTAGACGTTACAGATCATTCGGATAATGACGATTGGCATTTATATAAAGAGTCGGATTCTACCAAAGATACAGCAGTAACATTGGAAGACCGTTCTACTTTACTTGCCGATATACTTAAACCGAAACAAGATTTTACAGACGTCCAATCTAATACTGACGATGTTTGGTATTTTGAGAAAGACCTTACTGTAGAAGATTATCACGAGTATTCTACTCCGATTTCTAATAAAGAAACATATCATATGTTTAAAGAATCGGATTCTACGACGGAAGAAAACTTCGCCACCCATAATAAAGAAACTTGGGTGATGTTAAAGTCGCTTTTGGATACAGCTATTACTTCTGACGATACTACTATTGCCGATGACGATATATTCGCAATGACAAAAGTATTATCTGACGGTAACTATGCTATTTCTAATAAAGAAACTTGGGTATTAGAAAAACCGTTCACGGATACAGCAACTTCCACCCATAATAAAGAAACTTGGGTATTAGGAAAACCTCTATCAGATACGGCAACCTCTACTCACAATAAAGAAACTTGGACTATGTCTAAGGTGAAGTATGATTCAGGTGTTACTTCTGAAACTGTAGGTAAGTATGTTCGTAAACCTTTAGAGGATACTGTAGAAGACGTTTCTGATGCGGTAATTGTTGCCATCGGGTTAAATGTCTACGTTAGAGACGGAAATGACGAGATAATCGCAAATGCCGATCATACTTTAGTTACTTCTGAAAATGTAGGTAAGTATGTTCGTAAACCTTTATTTGATGTAGCCGTTGCTGAAGACGATACAGCTATTGCTAATGCTGACGATGATAATATTTACAGTATAAATAAATACAGAACTGACCTAGCTGACGCTCAGGATGAAGGCGGTTCATTGATTCATAATATAATTTATGCAACAGATTATTTTGAAGATCCGCAAGATTATGCGAACCAAAATATCAATTACACATTTTAAAACCAAAATCATTTAATCGGAGATACTTAAATGAATAAATTAGAAAACTTGAAAGCATCTGGTCGCCTTACTGTTGAGCGTAAAAACTCTTCTGGTGAAATGGTAGAATCGTTTGTTGTTCCAAACTTAGTAGTACAAACTGGCTTGAACTTCATCGCAGGTTCTATGCTTAAGACTACTACAAACAGCCCAGCTCGTATGACGCATATGGGTATCGGTTCTGACAATACAACCCCTGTACTTGCTGATACAGCTTTGGGTACACAGTTAAACCGTCAAGCTTTAACTTCTCAGACTGTTTCTGGTAACACTGTAACATACGTTGCTACCTTTGAGCCAAGTGAAGGTACTGGTGCTGTTAAAGAAGCAGGTATTTTTAATGCCTCATCTAACGGAACTATGCTTTGCCGTACAGTATTCCCAGTGGTAAACAAAGAAGCTGGTGATACTATCACTATCACTTGGGCTGTAACAATCAGCTAATTGGTGGTATAAGATGCCTACAGTACTTAAGAACGACATACATACGAACGTCGCGCAGATCGTTTATCGAGGGATTCGGAGCCGTACTACACGTGCTTACTTCTTCCTCGGTAGACCTTTGCCGTGGGACGGTCAAGATTTAGAAGCGCCGACGCCATTGGCATCGCGCGATTACGAGTTCGATACACGATCGAATATCATCGGTATGAAAAACATCACCGCATCTGATATTTCTTTTGCTATCGAACGACAAGATTGGACTTCGGGTACTGTATATGATATGTACGATGATCGTTACTCGTTGAACTATCCAGCTCCGTCTGGTGCTACTGACATTGCCGATGCGCAAATGTTTGTATTGACCGACGAGTTTAACATTTACAAATGCATATCAAACGGCTACGGTGCGCCATCAACGGTTAAGCCGACTGGTACATCGACTGGTTATATCGGTCCATTAGACGACGGATATATTTGGAAATATATGGATACTGTTGATATTATTCAACGTTCTAAATTCCTTACTCCAGAATATTTGCCAATCACTAATACCGTTGAAGAGCGATACTTTTCTGCAGGCTTATCTCCGATAGTGGTTAATCCTGGTGCTGGTTACGTCCAAAGTAATATATCAACCTATATTGCTGGCGACGGAACTGGTGCTGCGTTTAACCCAATTGTCGACGAGAATGGTCAAATATCTTATGTTGAAGTTATAAATCCAGGTAATCTGTACACTACTGCTACTGTTCAGGTACTAACCCCAGACCCAGATCAAGCTCAGGGAACTGGAGGAGAGATATCTGTAGCGTTAGACTATGGTGACCTTGACGATCCTCAAGCAGAAGTACAGTTGGCTGCGGTCGACGGCGAATTAAGTTTCGTATATATTTCTGACGGCGGATCTGGTTATACTACAGCAACTGCTACGATTGAAGGTAATGGTACTGGAGCTGCTGCTACAGTTATCATCGATCAGTTTGGCTCGGTAACGGGTATTAACTTGACCTCTCGCGGAACTGGTTATACTACAGCAACTGTAACTATTACTGGAGACGGTGAAGGTGCTATTGCTGATGTTATTATTGCCCCAGTTGGTGGTCATGGACGCGACTTAGTAAACGAATCGTTTGCTGATATATTATCGTTCCAGATTTCAACCCTAGACGAAATTAACCAACAGTTCTTACTATCTAACGATTACAGACAATCCGGATTAATCTTTAACCCTGACAAATTCCCTATTGAGGGTGAATTAAGACAGGCTGTGGTTGCCGAATATGTTTCTGCTTGTTACGTACTAGAAGTAGAAGGTATTGACGCTGAAGACTTTACTAACGATCAGATAATCTTTAATCAATTAACTGGTAATCGTTTATATATCGTTCAGTCTGAAGACCTTGAAGACGCTGGTGTTACTATCGGTGCTAGATTACTAGTGCAGACATTAGAAAACTTTGCTCCTGAAGTTGGGGATACTTATACTGATGAAGAAGGGACTGTATTGTTTTCATTACCGTCATCGACTTCTGATATTATAACCCCAGAAGTGGATAAGTTCTCTGGTTCTATGGTGTTCATTAACAACCGTACACCGTTCCGAAGAAACTCAGAACAGATTGTAAACATCCGAACCTACGTTAAATTTTAACGGCTAAATAACATAGTAATAATAGAATAACTTTCGGAGAAACATAGAATGGCGATCAACTTTAATACAGAGCCGTATTATGACGATTATGATGAGGATAAAAAGTTTTATAAAATCCTCTTTAAGCCTGGAGTATCGGTTCAAGCTCGTGAATTAACACAGCTTCAAACTATTATCCAGAAACAAATTGAACGTCATGGCGATCATATGTTCAAACAAGGTGCTAGAGTGTCTGGCGGTGAGTTTGGATATACGGATTCGTTCCATGCGGTTAAGCTACAAGACGCAACTGGTGGTGCTTTACTTGCCGATTTTATCGATCAACTGGTCGACGTAGAATTACGTGGAGCGACTTCAGGTGTTGTAGGTAAAGTTGTAACAGTTCGGAAGGCAACTTCAACTGACAGTAATACCATTTATGTATCATACACTTCTTCTGGTGATGATAAGGTAACTAATACTTTCTTAGACGGAGAAATCTTAATCGCCGTCGACGAAACTATCAATGGTGTCGTAGCAGGTAATCCTTTACTTACTACTATCGCCGATAATGCTACTTCGCTGGCTGCTTCTGCTGATATTCGTCGTGGTGTTTATTATGTAAACGGACACTTCGTATTAGTAGAAAATCAACGCATTATCCTTGACAAATACGATAACACTCCTTCTGCTCGAGTAGGTTTAGAAATTATTGAAACTGTTGTAGACGCAGATGAAGATCAAAGTTTACTAGATACAGCTCAAAATGCTCCTAACTTTTCAGCTCGTGGTGCAGACCGTTATTCTATTATACTAACTTTAGCTACTCGTTCTTTGGACGACTTAGACGATACTAACTTTATTGAATTAGAGCGTATCATCGACGGACGTATTAAGGCGAAAGCAAAGACCTCTGAATATTCTACCCTTGAAGATAACCTAGCTCGTCGTACATTTGACGAGTCTGGCGATTATGTTGTTAACCCATTCCAGTTGAAGTTGAAAGAAACTTTGGATGACGGTACTAACAACGGTGTTTATAAAGAAGGTAAAGTTACAGATTCGGGTAATCTCCCTTCTGACGACCTTGCTACTTTACAAGTATCTTCTGGTAAAGCATATGTTCGCGGTTATGAAGTTGCCTTAAACTCTCCTGCGTTCCTTGACGTCGAAAAGCCACGTGAAACTATTACGGTTGGTTCTACATCGTCTACTATGGATTTAGGTAACTATGTCCGTGCGGTTAACGTTTCGGGAACTCCTAATATCTCAACCAACTCTGGTTCTTTGGATAACTATTCTGAAGTTGGTTTATATGACTCGACTTCTTCTGGTACACTTATCGGCGTATGTCGTGTGCGTGCTATGGAATTAGAATCTGCTTCTCCTTCTGGTAGCGTAGATTATATCGACGCTGACGGTCAATTCCGTTTCTTCTTATTCGATATCAAAGTATTTACAGAGATTACTGCTACTGGAACTTTGACTGCAGGGCAATTACCTACTGGTTCTCAGATAAAAGGTTCACAATCTGGAGCAACTGGTTACGTATATTCTACTTCTGGCGATAAAGTTTATATTACTTCTACTGTTGGTGATTTCCGAGACGGCGAATCAATTCAATGTTCAGAAAGAAACTACGGTGTTGTAACTAACGGAACTATTGATTCTGTTAAATCTTATGCGTTCGATAACGTTAAACAATTATCTGCTACAGACTTTGACGCTGAATTAGTATTAGAATCTTCATATACTCTTTCTGGATTTGCCAACGTTTCTGGCACAACTGTTACTGGTCTTAATGCTCTGTACAGTACCGAATTAGTTGTAGGCGATGCCGTATCATTACCAACTGGAGCCAATGGTTCTTTGGAAATTAGATACATAGATGCTATCTCTAACAACCAATTAACATTAGATACCGCAACGACTAATAACGCAACTTCAGTTGTAATCTATCGTCAACGTGCATTTATTAATGACCAAGAAAAGCATATCTTACTTCGTCGTATTGAAAAAGACTTCACTTCTAACGTAGAAGATGTCGATATTATAGCTCGTCGTCAATTCGTCGATACTGCTGACCTTAACTCACAGATCACAATTACTTGTGCGACTGGCGAGAAGTTTGGCGTTCCGAATAATATTGATTATCAAATTGTTGCTTTATCTGGAACTAATGCAGGTAAGGTCGTAAACGTTGAAGCGATCGATACTATTACAGGCGCTGGTACTACTCAGTTGACCTTAACTGACAGCACGATATTCGAAAACAATGTTGATTATAAGATCGTCGCTACTATAACCAAAACTTCTCAAACTGAGAAATCTAAAGTATTCCGTCCTTGCGAATTAGTCGACGTCGAAAACTTAAAAGACGAAACGTCTGGTGTAGTATACGGAACCTCTGCGAACCATAAAGAAATATCTCTTGGTCAAGCAGACGCAACTGAAATACTAGCAATCTATGACTCTCGTACAGTAGGAACTGCTGCTACAATTCCTTCGGTTACTCTTGGTCAAATTAACGGTTCGTTCAGTAAGGGCGAAGTGATTCGTGGTAATTCTTCTGGAGCTACTGCTAGAATTATTGATACTATCTCCCCATTGCGATATGTTTCAGTCAACGGAGTATCGTTTGTATCCGGAGAAACAATTGAAGGTTTAGATACTAATACTACTTCTATTGTCAACTCTGTTACCGCTGGCGATAACAATATCTTAAACCGTTATTTGCTAGATACTGGTCAACGTGATAACTACTATGACGTTTCTAAACTAGTATTAAAGCCAGGAGCGAAAGCACCGAAGGGCGACATTGTTGTAGTGTTTAACTACTTCGAACATGGCGCTGGCGATTTCTTCTCGGTCAATTCATATGCTGGTATAGATTACGCAGATATCCCTACTTACTCGGCGACTCGTATCGATCCTGAGATTCGTAATCCGAATGGTATTTATGACCTTCGTTCTACTATGGATTTCCGCCCTCGTGTAGCGAATATAACTTCGACTGCATCTACTCGAGTTACTGGTGCTTCTATCGTAACTGATTATTCTTTTGACTTCAAGAGTCGTAACTTTGACGATGCTGGTTCTTCTAAAGTCGATATCCCTAAAGATAACTCTAGTTTCAATTATGGATACAGCTACTATACTGCTCGTAAAGATGCGTTCTTCATTACTACTGCTGGCGAACTAAGAATTGTTAAGGGTAATCCTTCTGAGAATCCTAAACGTCCTGCTGACATTGACAACGCAATGCGTGTTGCTGATATCGAGATGCCTCCGTATGTAATTGATGTTGCTGACATCTCTATCACAAAGACTACTAACCGCCGATACACTATGAAAGATATTGGTAAGTTAGAACAACGTCTAAACAATGTAGAATACTATACGTCTCTTTCTTTACTCGAGAAAAGTGCTGAAGTTCTTCAGGTTAAAGACGCGAACGGTCTTGATAGATTTAAGTCTGGTTTCCTAGTTGATAACTTTGGTGGTCATAAAACTGGTGACGTATTAAGCCAAGATTACCGTTGTGCGATTGATATGACTGCTCGTGTACTTCGTCCTAAGTATAAGATGAAGAACGTCAAGCTTGAAGAAATTGCTACAACTCCAGCGGAACGTTATGGAAAACATTATGTTTCTAACGGCGATATCGTAACATTACCGTATACTGAAGTTGAAACTATTTCTCAGCCTTATGCTACACGTGTAGAAAACCTTAACCCTGTTCTTAACTTCGGTTGGACTGGTATCCTTAAACTAGAGCCGTCTTCAGACGAATGGTTTGAGATTGAACGTTTACCAGATGTTGTTAACAACGTAGAAGGTAACTTCAATACAATCGTTGCTCAGAATAAGAATGCTATTGGTACTGTATGGAATGCTCCTACTACCGAATGGACTGGTATCTTAATCAACGAACAACAAACCGAACGTAGAGAAACTCGTTTCGTAGACCTTGGTCAAACTAGAGGTCGTGCTGTTCTAACACGTACTACGGCTGACGAAGTTGGCGTACAAACTAGATCTGGTATTGAAACTACAGTTGTTGAACAGATTGATGTTACATCTAATGGCGATCGTGTAGTTGCTACTGCTCTTATCCCATACATGCGTCAAAATCGTGTATACTTCGAAGCATCTGGTCTTAAGCCACTTACTCGTGTATATCCTTTCTTTGATAAAGTTGATGTTTCTTCATATGTTACTCCAACTTCTGGTTCTATTACTACAAACGAAGGCGAATCTGGTACTATCGCGCAGGGTGCTGCGACTTGGGATAAAGTTAAAGCTGTGATGTTATCTTATGATAATAACACTGGGAAAGCTATTGATATCGAGTTGTCTCGCTCTTACAATGCTAAGAAAGTGACTTCTTGGAGTGGCGGTTCTACTACCCTATTCACAGTTACATCTAACTCTTTAGGTACTCCGCAACTAATTGCTACAGATTTCTATCAAGCTAACCAAGCTGCATTTTCTTCTGCTCCTACGGTTAATGCTGGGAACGCACTAGTTCGGGCTTCTTCTGTAGACTTCTCTTTGGCTTCTGGGTATGAGATTAAGAAACTGAAGGGTTCTATTGTAGACCTGCTTGTACTAACAGCTACTTCGTTTAGATTACAAGTTTCGTTTAGCGGTTTAGGATTATATTCTCAGTTATATTACTGGAATGGTTCTGGCTGGATACTTGGAGCTACGAGTACTTTGACTGGTGGCGATCAAGCTCTATCATTTGACGTTTCTCAAGACGGTGCCGTAGAAGGTATCAGTTCTCAGGAATTTAAAGCTGCTTCAACTTCAAGATCAATTAACAGATCTGTAACTACTTTCGAATTCGAATCTGGCTTAACCCCTAGTGAGTTTGGCGATTCTTTCTTCCGAGTAGAATTTAAAGATAGAAACGAAGATAACGCTTTATCTGCATTCCAAATATCTGAAGTAATATTCTTTGACGAGAATTACGATGCTTCTGAAGACCTTCAGTGGAACTTAACTAACGCATTAATTCCTAACGTAAATCACGCTGAAGTAGTTGGTTCTTTTAACTTCAAAAATGTTAAGAACGTTGCTGACGGCGGAACGCTAATTGATAATGGCGACGGTACTTGGTTGATCGACGGTGTTAACTATCGCTCTGATGTATCAAGTTACTCTGAAGCTACAGTTGCTGTTGCGGGTAAACGTCATGCGTATATTGATATTCGTCTACGTGGCGGAACTCGATTAATAGATTCTTCTACTGGCTTAGAACGTTTTGCTGCTCCTGGAGCTACAGCTGGTTCTGCTCTAGTATCTGATGCTGGCGGTTTCTTATCGGGCTTCTTTGATATTCCTGATCCGAATGTTGCAGGTAATCCTGTATTTGAAACAGGCGATCGTACTTTACGATTATCTTCTAGCGCAGAAAATGCTGATGAGTCAATCGAAACGTTTGCTCAAGCGAATTACTCTGCTAAAGGTATCTTAGAAACAAAACAAGAAACGTTTACTGCTACACGTAATGGTCGAGTGGAAACAAGAGAAGTAACTGAGAATGTTCAAGTTACTCGTCAACGTGACCTTGGCGAAGAAGTAACTGGTTGGTGGGATCCATTAGCTCAGTCTATTATGCCTTCTACTCCAGGTGGTGAATTTATCACTTCTATTGAAGTATTCTTTGCGCAGAAAGACGAATCTATCCCAGTTACGTTACAGCTTCGTGAGATGGAAAATGGTACTCCAACTCGTAAAGTAATCCCATTCGGTTCTAAGACTTTGTATCCTTCTGATGTATCTACATCACAAGCTGCAGATCAACCGACTCGATTTACTTTTGATGCTCCAGTATATGTTAAAGAAAACGTAGAAATTGCTGTAGTAGTAATGACTGATTCTGACAAATACCTTGCTTGGATTTCTCGCATGGGCGAGAATGATATCTCTGGTTCGCGTTCTGTTTCTGAACAGCCATACCTTGGTGTATTATTCAAGTCTCAGAATAACTCTACTTGGACTGCGTACGATTATGAAGACCTTAAATTTAACGTTTATCGTGCTTCGTTCGATACTAGTAAAAACGGTCTAGTTGAATTAGGTAATGCCGAAGTTCCAATGGCTCGTCTTGGTTCTGACCCAATTCAAACAGTAACTGGTTCTTCAATTGTTAAGGTTAACCACGACGATCACCACATGTACGATACTTCTACGGGTACTGGTAACTATGCTATGTTAACAGGTTTGACTTCTGGTATCGCTGGAACTCTTAACGAGTTTATGGAAACTTCTGAATCTACTATCGTTATCGACGGTGCTGTTGATGCAGGTTTCCCAGATGACGGTCAATTACATTATTACGTAATCAAGTCTGCTAACCTTGAAGAAGTTGGAGATGAGATTATCGGCGGTACTCCTTCAGTATCTAATGATGTTTATACTGTAACTGTAAGTCAGCGTGGAGTAGGTAATACTACGATCATTGCTCACCCTGAAGATTCAGTTGTCGAATGGTACGAAGTAAATGGTATCCCTCTTCAGAATCTAAACAATACTCCGCTTCAAATTCAAGAAGCTGGTCTTGATTGGTACTCTGTAGACGTTACTGTAAATGCTACTGAAACTGACTCGTTTGGCGGTTCCTCAGTAATGGCTTCTAATAACGCATTAGTAGATTCTTACCAGTTAATGGTTCCAGTGATTAACTTCCCTGATACCAATGTTAAGACTACTGTTGACTTTTTAAACGGAACTTCGCCTTCTGGTTCGCAAGTATCTTATGGACAATATGGCGCTTCTGTTTCAGAACTTATCGACCGTATCGACTTACGTCGTCCTGGTATGATTGCTTCTTCTGTTAACGAATTACAACGTAATAATGCTGAGAACTCAAGTACTGTAGTATTTGAAATGTCTTCTAGTAAAGAAAACTTATCTCCAGTTATCGACCTTGAGCGTAAATCAATTACTGCTTATGGCAACCGTTTGGATGAAGTTCGTTCTTCAGCTGATGTTTATACTGAATCTGAATATGTAGAACCAACTGCTCCTGAAGGTGATTCTGGCGAAGCTATCTATATTACAAAACGTGTTCAATTACAGAATCCTGCTACTTCTATCAAAGTAATCTTAGATGCAGTTCGTAACCCTTCTTCTGATATTCAGGTGATGTATAAGGTTCTACGTTCTGATGATTCTACGGACTTTGATGAATTAGGTTGGAGTTACTTCAACTCTGCGGGTGAAGCTGATGTTCCAGTTTCTGCGGTATCGGATCGTTCGTCGTTTAAAGAGTATCAATTTACTCAAGACGATATTCCTGAGTTTATCTCGTTCGCTATTAAGATCAAGATGAACGGTACTAACAGTTCTGAGCCACCGTTGATTAAAGACCTTCGTGCTATAGCTTTGGCGTTATAGTATGGATAATTTTAAGGTTGTAGATGAGAATCCCGATTTAATTCGGGATCCTTCCTCGGGAGCGATTGTTAACCGCAATCGCTCAGCCTATGAGCAAGCGATGGCTGCTGCTAAAAAGGCAAAAGAGAAAGATCAAAAAATCGACTCTGCTATTACTGATATAAATAACCTTAGAGAAGAATTAAACGGCATTAAATCGATGCTCGCCCAGATATTAGAAAAGGTTTAACAGATGGCTATAGACTTCAATTTAGATTACAGAATAAGATCCACTGATACTTATGGTACACGAAAGGGTTCTTCATTAACAGCTGCTGAAGTAGATGCTAACTTTCATGAAGTTGCCTCTAAATCAGCTGCGAAGGTTGATATAGTATCAGGATTTCCGACTAACACAACTTCATATTATAGGGTTAGGAACGAAGGCAACGGAGATTTATTCAACTTTGATATTCCCAATTTATATGACATACTAAAAGAATCTGACTCTTCTTCTTTAAACTTGGGCGCCACGTTCGCTAACTTTGATATGGCAGAAGGCTCTATTACCCTATCCGAATTAGATGGCGGATATGACGCTTTATTCGGCGGAAGGCAAATGCTCGCTTCTGAGATTTCTTCCATGGATAACGGAACCCTATACGGAGACGATGCCTATGTAATAGGATCTGGTTTCGGTAAATTCGAGTCTGCTTCGAGTGGGTTTAGTTCTCA